AACAAGCGCGATCCGAGTATCCTTTGATGTTGCTTTTCCTTTTTTCACTTTTTACTCGCTTTCTTTTAATTTCTCGTGGAATGAGCCACGAGGCTCGTCTGTCATTCTGGCAGACTTGGATGTCACTTTGGCAACCATAGAACAATATACGGCGGAGTAAATTCATATGCAAGATAATAATTACTCGGGTATTTGTTTTTGTTTTTTCCAAAAACTGTACGGACGTACCCTCGGAACTGGTTAATCTGGTCACGCCTACCTGGGTGCAGGGTTGCCCAGGTGAAAACTTGAATCGAAACGAGAAATCAATCAAAAACGAGAATTTCAACCAAATCGAGATTTTCAACCCAAGCCGAACGGGGAAGCCATCGGCGGAAAAAAGGGTTACACACATTGTAGCCCAATTTTTTTGAAGAGGTATGTTACTTTAAGGTGTTTTTGCTACTATTCTGTCATTTTGGCAGGTGATTCTATAAATAAAAAGAAAAGACTTGCAAGGGGTAGTTAAAAGCGTACCTTAAAAAATTATAGGAATAGCCTTTTTTGGCTGTATTTTGCTGTTTTACGGGGTTTTCAGCTTAAGGGTATGCAAATGTACCCATTATATGCTTTTTAGCCGTTAAAACGCGTTTTTTTTAAAGAAAAAGAAAGAAGCAAAGAAAAAGAAATATAATATAATATATATATATATAATAATTATATAATTATAATATAAACGCCTTCGGCGACCCTGTAATTTAATACATTTAACAGGTACATAACAAGTATTTTAATTAAAAAATTAAAAAAAAATAAAAAAGCTAAAAAAGTTCTTGTTTCGTAAAAACAATTGTATTAAATTTGATGGTGTGAATTTAAAGAATAAAAGACAATTGGCCTTAAAGCATTGTGCTAATTGGAATTGTTCCAAATGTTTAGGAGTTATGCTATATAGAGGAGAAGATAACAATCTACATATGTATGTAGATGAAGATTTCGTTGGAAAAGACTGTATTGTTGACAGTGAAGAAGGATGCGAGTATTTTGAGGATATAATATTGCCTGGGATAAAAGATGAAAAGAAAATATACAAAAGAAGAAAAAAGAGAATTTAAGAGAAATATAGATAAAGCTGCTAAAATGGTAGAATATGCCAAGAGTAAGCAGACTTCGCACGTAATTACAACAGCCAGGGAGACTGTTCCCTGCTGGGACAACACAACAGAGGAGGACTAATGAGAAACAAATCACTAGAAATAGGTGGGCATGCCTATAAAATAAAGGGAATGAATAACGAAAAGGGAGAAAGTGGCAAAGGATTCTTACTTGGTAAGCATGACGTAAAGAAATGCGAGATTTACCTTGATAATGAGATGACCCACTCAAGAACGATGGAAACCTTCCTTCATGAGGTAATACACGTAATTCTTTCAAATACTGGGAATGACCACGATGAAACCCTTATTGATAGCCTTTCTAATGGATTTCATCAGCTTGGTGTTGGTGATTACCTGTGGAGACGTGGAAAATGCTTAAAGACCTCTTGAGTATGATTAAGAACTTCTTTTTGTTAATAGAAGCGGTTATAATGTATATCGTTAAATCAATCTGGTCTGAAATAAAAGATAGGAAAAAATAATATGATTATGTCAAGGTGGTCTGATGAAGAGATACTTCATCTCTCAAAATACAAAACTACTGCGAAATCAAGGTACACAATCTACGCAGAGCTCAAAAGAATGGGCTATAACCGTACTTTCAAGGCGGTAACACGTAAAATTGAAAATCTTAGGTTAAAGAAGCCAAAAAGGTACGTAACTGGTCACGAAGTTCGTTTAGGGTACCTTGACATTGAATCAACCAACTTAAAGGCAAATATAGGCCTTATGCTGTCTTGGGCGATAAAAACAAGGGATAAGCGTGAAGTAAGGCACGATATGATAACAAAACAGGAATTATTCGATGGTGTCTACGACCAAAGGATTGTCCAGACCCTTATAGACGCTCTTAATCAGTATGATTTGATTTTCACTTATTACGGAACTGGGTTTGATATTCCTTTCATAAGGACACGAGCAATGGAATACAATCTAAGATTCCCTGTTTTTCGTGAAGTTTCCCATAAAGACCTGTATTATCTCGTTCGTTCGAAAATGCAGTTACACAGGAGTAGTTTAAAGGCTGCAACCCAGTTTCTTGGAATTGGAGGAAAAACAAACCTTGACCCGAAAATATGGCGAGGAGCAATGTATGGAGACCCAAAATCCTTAAAATACGTACTTGACCACAATATTGCAGATGTAAGGATACTTGAAAGACTTCACAAGAAAATAGAAGAGTACTGCAATACAAACGTGGTGCCAATGTAATGAAAAAAAGACTCAAGCCAAAAAGATGGGTTGAAGAGAGAATTGGCTCAATTGACACAATTCTTGGTCAAATGCTCCAAAGAATGTCAATAATAGAGACTATCCTTGAAAGTTACATAGAAATGAGAAAGGATACCCATAAGATATCAAAATTCTTAAATAAGAAGCGCGAAAAGAAAGATGCAGAAGTTAAAGCTAAAAGAGATAGAAGAGAAGCTGCAAAGACTGACTGAAGAATATAATCAGCTTTTAGGGTATAGGCAGGCACTTATTGACTATGAATTAGATTCTGATGAAGAAAAGAAGAATAAAAAAGACTGAATACGTTCTTTACGACAATGAACCTGAATTCCGTGGATATAACCCCAAAACTGAAATTGTGCCAGATTGGCGGACAGGGCAGGAAGGTGACTGGGTTTTATCGGATGATGGTCAGGTTTGTCAGGTTCTTAGGCGAAAACAGGCAAAACAGAAGTATAAGTCGGTAGAATACATAAGAACGATCATAGGAACATTCATATGCAGACCAGAAGTAGAAATGAAAGGAGAAATGAGGAAGAACATATATACATTCAGCCCAGAAGGAAATTATGCATATGAACAGATTAAAGATAGAAAAAACCCAACTCGACGTGAATTCCTTTTTGCCAAGTATGTTGCAACTGGAGAAAACATAGTTGATGCATTTAAGAGGGCATATCCGACTAATAACGATGAATACGCAGACAGACAGTCAAAATTACTTTTAAGTACAGAGAGGGTAAGAAGTTTGATAAGAGAAGAAATAGATAAAGTATTGAACGAAGCGGAAATAACTCCGCTTTACATACTGGAAAAGATGAAAGACATAATTGAGAACCCACACGCACGTGACGGTGACAAGGTTAATCTTTTAAAAGAACTAGTAACTGTTGCAGGAATGAAAGATACTGAAAAAAGATCTGAATCTGTAACAGTATTCCAGGGATTTACAAAGGAGCAATTAAGTGCTATTGAAGGTAAAGAGGTTAAAAAACTTGCGAAAGCTAGCAGAGAGATTGAAGGATAGGGATTGTGATGTTTGCGGGTATCCGTTATATGACAATTCAATCCCAGTAACAGAGATAACAATAAAAATGAGCAATCTTCATGTACAGTGCACAAACTGTTTAAGTATATATGACCACTCACTTGAGTTAAAACACATTGGAATTACTAAAAATGCAGGTTTAGCGTGAGGAAAAAAATGAAGAAGAATATTGCGGTATACGGCACGTTAAGAGATTTTAAGACTAAGAAGGGTGAAGTTCACGGTTATACACTTGTTTACCCTGCTATGACTAAAGCATTCCCTGCAGCTATCAGAGATGAGAAGGATAAGATAGTTGTAGAGGTGAAAACGATAGAAGACTACGAAATTGGCGGTTATGACGAGTATGAAAACGTAAAAGGTGGATTATATAAGAGAGATACGGTAAATGTGAAGATGCCTGACGGTGAAATAATAGAAGCATGGATGTATACTGCTGGTCCAGTCATACTACAGAACGACGGTGTATACGAAAAGATTCCAGATAACGATTGGGAGAACGTAGCTTATTAACATAAATTCGTCAGGGCTTAAAGAAAAGGAAAAAGCACTTGAATTAGCAAAGCGTGATATAATTACATTTGGCCAGATGTTCCTTCCTGATGACTTCATGAAGAGCATTCCTGCACCTTACCAGTATAGATTAAGCAATCTTTTGCTTGATACGACAAAAAGAAGGGTTTGCATTATACTTCCAAGGGGTCATGCAAAATCAACACTTGCAAAAACAGCACTCCTCCATAAATTATACTTTAATCCAAGTGAAAAGAAAGAATTCATAGCCTGGGTAGCTGAAGAGCAATCACAGGCAATTGACCATATAAGATACCTTCAGAACCATATAGAATATAATCCTGCACTCAATTACTACTTTGGAGACCTTGTAGGTCAAAAGTGGACAGAAAAGGAATTTACCACCTCACGTGGTGACAGGGTAATAGCAAAAGG